GCGGATAGCTTTTACGATGCGAAGAGAACAAGATGAAGAAGAGAAGAAAAAAAAGAGAGAAAAATTAGACAATTTCAAATACTTACCCTGTACCAGAGCATAAATGGTAACAAAGTTAAAAACAATTGTAATAAAAGTGTGCTTCTCGTCACAAGTTTCCTCGTCACACTTTTATTACAATTGTTTTTAACTTTGTTACCATTTATGCTCTGGTACAGGGTAAGTATTTGAAATTGTCTAATTTTTCTAACATCTAGCGAAATGTCGGCATTAAAAGCACCTTAATTTGTCTGCATTCTTGCTCTCATATTGTTGTTTTTATTTTTTATCTTTTTTGCGTTCTTTTCGTAGGGGGGAGTCTTGGTTCTGTTGTAATAATTGCTTCTCAGTAATTTAGGGCCGTTAGGGTCGTTTTGAGCCCTTGAAACTCTAAGGCACAAAGAAAAAGTTGAGATGACATCAACTAAAAAAAAATATATTCTCAAACTCAGATTCTCTTGAAACGACCCTAAAGACCCTAACGACCCTAAAGACCCTAAAATCTTTTTGGTTCAATCATATGACTGAGTATTTGCTTTCATATTAATAATATATTTGGTTTTCATCTCTCGTATACAATACCTCTCGTATACAATATATCTCGTATCTCTTCATAATTATACAACCGGTCTCTCTCAAATCTAGACAACAGATGCTCTTTGCATTCCATTCGTTTGACTACATTACAATCAAAGCACGCATATACACAGTTTCCTTTTATGTGTCCTATTTTATTATCTTTACGTTGAAGCGTTACCTGTTTAGGTCTGCGGATATGTGTAGGTTGATGACTCCAATCTAATTCACATTCACAATAAGTACACGTCTCTCCACATTCTCGTTTTAATTCTCTTAAAAATTTAGCTGTGATATGGTTTGGTTTATCGTATCTCCCAGCCTTCAAATCGCCAACCCTAGAATTACTGACGAGATTATATAACCGCCTACTCATATACATATTAATATATATTATTTTGCTGCTTAAAGACCTCACCCTGTAAAATTAAGGATGTCACCTCGTAATCTTGTAGCTCAGTAATTTAGAATCTTACATAAGGGCCGATAGGGTCGTTTGGCTGAGGAAAGCTCTAAGACATATAAAAAAAAATGAGTTGAGCTGAACTAAAAAAAAATATATCCTTGTCCTCCGGAATCGTTCATATCGGCCCTAACGACCCTAGTGTAAGATTCAACCTCTATAAATCTTTATCTATGAACGTCTCTAACGCATGCTTATCACTCAAATCAGCGTTGCTATCTCTCTGCAAATCTAACGAGTAACTCTATTTAAAATAATATCTGTCTAATATCATATGAGCTTCATACAATATCTTGAAAATCAAAATCTCCATCCTAAAACAGTCCAAATACACGTTAGAAACCTAGCCAAATACGGAGCCGTAGGCACGAGCCAGAAAATAATGCAAAATAAATTGGACCTAAACGAAACGTGGTCTAAACGACTGTCGCAGGCGAATACCATTTCTAAATATCTCAAATATAAGCAACAGCCAAACGAACAAATTGTAAAATATATACACGAAGCAAATGAAGCTATTCAAATTGAATCAGCCAACCGTAGAAAGGATATGGCAGAAGACCCCTGTCTACCAACTTTGAAGGAAATGTGGGAATATACAAATTCTCTCTATGCCAGCGGTGAGTATAAATCTTATTGCATTATGTACCTGTTCTTAATGTATAATGTACGTAACCAAGAGTTGATTGCAAAGGTCGTTAAATCAAAAAAACAAGCGAACGAAACGGATAACTTCTTTATTGTTGGGAAAAATCGCGTTACGTGGATTCGTAACAAATATAAGACAGTATCAAAATATGGAACAAAGATACATATAATAAAAAATAAAAAATTTCATACCGCTATTTCTAAATTGGACTACTTGTTGAGAGAAGACCAAAATATTGACCGTGTAATAAAGAAAATAACGGCAGATATCGGCGGGGTAACAGAGAGCACTATTGTCAAAATTGTATTGAGAGAAAATAATAGTATGAACGGTATCTCTCGTGTATCAAAAAATAGAGGTACAGACATCTCAACGTTAATTCATAGCTATAATATAACATAAAAATGAAGTTAAAAGAATAATATATAATAATATATAATAATATAGAATGCCTAAAGCTGTTGTGGATTATAGCAAAACGAATATATACAAGATTGTATGTAATGATTTAACAATCAAGGACTGCTATGTAGGGCATACTACAGATATGACAAAGCGGAAGTGTGGTCATAAAACGTCGTGTAATAACGAGAAATCAAAATGCTACAATCTTAAAATATACCAAATTATCCGTGAAAATGGTGGGTGGGAAAATTGGAATATGGTTTTAGTAGAAGAGTTTCCATGTACTGACAAATATCAAGCTTGTAAAAGAGAGCGTGAAGTATATGAAGAGTTGGAAGCAAAAATGAATACACTTAGACCATATTTAACACAAGAAGAACGCACAGAATATTGTAAGCAATATAAAAAACAATATCATCAAGAACACAAAGAAGAAAAAAAACATTATAACAAACAATATAGACAAGAACACAAACAATATCATGAAGAATATCACAAAAAATACCGTGAAGACCACAAAGATATACTAAATGAAAAAGGAAGAAAATATAGACAAGAACACCAAACAGAAATAAATGAAAAAAGGAAAGAAAAAGCAGAATGTGAATATTGTTCTAAACTATTATCAAACCGCAATATATCTCGTCATCATAAAACCTGTAAATCTAAACCAGTTAAGGAGTAACTCTACTCTCGTAGAGAATATATATATTACAAAAATTGATTTAAATTTATCTATGTAAGATATATAGTAACAAACACAGATATGACTCACCATAACAATTATGAGTACGTCAAGAAATGGAGACAAAATAATCCTGAATTACAAAGATTAAGAAATAAATCATATCGTATGAAAATATATTATTACAAACAAGTTATTAAGGAGCTTTATCAAATAGACCCGACTCTATTTTTATAAGAATCTTTAGGCAATTCTTATAAAAACTTATAGAAACATTTTGCGGAAAATTGATTTAGAACTAATCTTACATACGTATATAAGAAGATGATTTACTGCCTATACGAACACGTTGACCGCACACGAGTAGAACAACTCATTAAACATAATGCTATTGATGACGATGTTAGGAAACAATTGAAATCTTACTTGAGGAAATATGACAACGGAAATAAAGCATTCAAGGTAGAATATGAGCCACAGGGGCTAATGATTGGTAGGAAGTATGCTAAGGGGTCGTTGTCGTTGCAAAATTTTAAGAAGAGCATTCGTGAGACCTTGGTACATGATACCCACACCGATATTGATATTGTAAATTGTCATATTGTTTTGTTATCTCAATATTGTGATAAAAATGGATTGAAATGTGCATGCTTGGATGACTATGTTGACAATAGAAACGTTCGTTTACAAGACATCGTCCATTCATTTAAGACATCACGAAAGATTGCTAAGGAATTGATATTGGTTATGATGTATGGTGGGAATGTAAATGATTATTGTTGTAAAAACGGGTTTGACCTCACCGTACCTATGCCTGAGTGGATTGGCAAACTAGAACAAGAGATGATATTATTGACTGACCGTATCTCTGCTATTGAAAGTACTATAATGACAGATGTGAAACGACTAAAGAAAAAAGAATACCAAAATAAAAAAGCATCTTGCTTGTCGTATGTCTTGCAAGTTATTGAAGACGACCTTATTATGAGTGGTTCAACCAAACTAAAACAATTGGGGTATGAAGTGGATACGCTTTGCTTTGATGGATTGCTCGTGAATAAAAACGACGTTTCCACCGATGTACTGGAAGAACTTTCTGCCTATTGTTTTGAAACGACAGGTTACAAGGTTGAATTTTCGTTTAAACCCATGGACAAGCATTATGAATGTGTGCCTGAAGAATACGACTTCTCTGATTATGATTTTAAATGTCTTGATGAATATAGTCAAACTTACTGTGCGTCTCTTGTAGGTGAAACATCTGAAGAGACCTATCAGTTGAGAAAAACTTACTTGGAACATTTCATCTGTAAAGTCCAGCAACCTCAAACCGTGTATTTATATCAAAATGGTAAACATAAACTCCCGCAAATAATGAACCCTACTGAGCTAAAAGAATTATTTAAACCAATTCAGAGTGGATACGTATCACAACAAGGCGTTCCACAAAGTTTTACTGACCGATGGACGAATGACGTGAAGCATAGGTTATATCGCACGATGGATTTTATTCCGTTTAACCAAGAAAGCCCAATTGAAGACGATAATGTTTTTAATCTTTTTGAGGGATTTAATCCTGATATTTATGGCGTGGAGATGGATGAAGACACTATTCAGAAGAAGATTACTCCATATCTAGATTTGGTTAAAGAATTATGTGGTGGAGAGGAAGACCACGCTATGTATTTCCATCGTTTTATCGCACAGATATTCCAAGACCCTAATCGTAAAGTTCCTATCTGTGTCATCTTTAAAGGGAAACAAGGTACTGGTAAAAATATGATGTTGGATGCTATTGGTAATATGTTAAACAAAACACATTATATCACTTCATCTAAACCCACAGACTTCTTTGGTGACCACGCAGAAGGGTTTTGTAAAAAGTTATTAGTAAATCTAAACGAATGCGAAGGCAAGGATACTTTTGATTTTGAAGGGAAAATTAAATCGTTTATCACAGAAGATACCATCACCGTTAATCCCAAGAATGTGAGACCATACAGTATAGCGAATATGGCAAGGACAGTTATCACCACCCAGAAACCCAATCCTGTTCCTATTGATGTCAAGACCAAAGACAGACGGTATGTAGCATATAAAACTACAGACAAATATCTTAAAATGTCTTCTAAGTTTTGGACACAACTATACAACCATCTACGGAAACCGGAAACGATGCAAGCATTATACCGGTGGTTTATGAAGTTTGACTTGACGAATTTTGACTGGATTAAGCGTCGCCCGTTGACCGAGGCATATAAGGAAATGTGTAATCTATATTCCCCTATTGAGGCGTTGTTCTTTGAAGAATTTTACGATAACGAGACATGGGTAGGGTTAGGTGTGAGTGGTGGGAAAGATGAAGTTGTTACAATCCCTATGCAGGAGTTGTTTGAAGCATATGAAGGGTTCTGTCGTAGACACCGGTTCTTGAAAGATGATACAAAAGCCACATCATCCCGTTCCTTCATTTCAAAGTTGGTGGATTTGGAGATTCCTATGACACGATTAAAAACCGATGGTGTCAGATGTGTGCGAATTTCACCAAAAGAAGTGTATGATTATATTGATAGAAAACAATGGATAAATGGTTTTGACCATGATAGGGCGGAGATAGAATATGCCGATACTGGAGACGATGGGGAAGAAGGATACTTTATTTAGGGTCTTTAGGGTCTTTAGGGTCTTTAGGGTCGTTTTAGCCAAATCTGAGTTTGAGAATATTTTTTTTTATAGATGAAGCCATCTCAACTTTTTTTCCATACCTTAGCGGTTCAGACCCATGAAACGACCCTAAAGACCCTAAATTACTGAGACGCTACATTTCCGGCGAACCTTCCCTGTAAAGGAACTCATAATAACATATACAATTTTTTATTTGTATATGTTATGCAAAAACACTCTCTATATATGATAATAAACGACTTGCGTAGCAGACGAGATGCGTTGTCCTTAGCCCACGAAAATCTCAAACTAGAATCTGACAATTGGAATAAGTGCGTTATTGTGACGTCTTTATTAACTGGTATGTTTGAGAGCATAAAACTAAGAATGGGTTGGAATTCTAATGTGGTAGATTTAGTACCGATTGCTCTGTCCTCTATAATAGCTTGTATCTCCGCATTAATTAAGTTTAAAAATTTCCCCTCACAAATGGAAATACTACTGCAAAGTCAATCACTGTTAACGCATACACTAACCAACGCAAGAAACGAAGAAGATATAACACCCACATTATTGAAAGAATATCACGAGTCACTTGAGAAGTTGGAAACCAGTTTATATCCTGACATACGTAAAAAGTTTTTAGTTCAATCTCATAAAAATCTCATATCCATTATGAAGCAAGAGCAAAAGTATTTTAATAATATTCAATCTATTCACGAGGGCAATTATACGTCTAGTAGTGATACCTCTAGTGCATCCGGTGAAATAGAATTAAAAAATACAATAGATGAATTATAAATAAGATAATATAAGATAATCACTATAGCCGCTTAGGTATTTCGGCAATATATTGATTGGTTACTGCTAGTTGGTCAACGTAATCTATTTTTAGCATAATATCTAATTTATCGGCAGCATCTAATACAATCTCCGTACCATCTTCGTCTTCTAATAAAAATTTTGCTCGTTTAAGATTATCATTACTAAATAACTGTATTTGGTCGGCGTGGATAAGTTCAAATACTTTATTTTCTGTTGTTCCCTCTGAAGTAATGTTATTTGTGCCCTGTGATAACATCGCAATCACGGGAGTACTGTTGGAAGATGAAGCATAGTTCATTACTGGTAAATCTATTTTAAGTTTCACCGCATAAAAAAGCGGAACATCATCAAAAATTAATTTAGCAGAAGATACGCTTATATTGCATTCACGAGAAGATTGCGACAAGGTCGGTAGGTTGTCCCATACGCTTAAATTGCGTTGGGCATTTTCTAAAAACAGATATTTTGACGGCATATACTATACTACTAGATTTTATTTATTTAAAGTATAATTTCCTATCTGTACTTGATATTTTTAATACACGAAAAAAGCTTTTTGCGGTCTTGTAGACACGCTTTTTTTTATTCACGTCAGTATATTTTATTATGTTCTTTGCGTCGACCATCAACTGTTTAATGGTGTCATACATCCAGATAGCATTTAGCTTTTCACAATCTTGGTCATTAAATACCAATAATACGTACATTTATATAGGTGTATATATTATTTATTCGGGTTTTTTCGGGAAGGCCATCCCCGGCGTCCATACAGTAGGTAAGTCCCTTAGCGACTGCCGGTAGGCTAACCAAGCTTCTTTATTTGTATTTGAAAAGTCGGGTAAGGCACGAAAATCACAATCCTTTAATAACTGATTACGCTCTTCTCTCATTATATCTGCTAAATATTCGTGTTTCATATTATTCCAATATTCTTTGAGTTGTTCGTCGCTTGGTTTTGGGGTTTTGTCGCCCCAATCCAATGTGCTATAATCTTCAGCAATCCCCCAAATTTTACCATCGTAATGTTTTTTCAACACAGCGTAATAGTTCATTATACTATATAATTATAAAAAAGTTTGGCTATTGTATCATAAACACGTCAAATGTAGCAACACAACCGCCCATCGTATTTAAATCATTTCTTGGAAGAATGCCTTGCCCTGCTGATAATTCAATCAGCGTATGCGACATTCCAGCACGTCTACCGTCTACACCTTGCGGTATCCACATTTCAAAATTTTCATATTTACTTTGAGAACCATTACTTGCTCGTCTATACCATTGAATTTCAGGCGATTGATTATTGTCGTCTGGGAGACGTAGCTTACAAAAACAGGCATATATACCCGAAATAGTAGCAATAAAAATACCTGAACTTACGATACAATTACTTTGTAATGAAACAGAACCACCATTCAATAAAGAAGTAGTTCCACTTGGAAGCGTAAAGTTGTTGCGTTCAATTCTCACTCTTGGTTTATCGTTTGCTCTCATATACCCTCCACAAGTAATGTTCCCTACAGCATCTATATTCCCGCCAAATTGTGCTCGGTTTGTATATGTGTGTAAAATAAGTGGCCACTGTCCATTTACTTGACTCCAAACTTCGGAATTCGTCCCGCCACTAAGAAAATACATATTGTTATCGTTCATATGTATCATTCCCGAACGAGCGTTTGTGTCTTTAAAAGCGATTGTTGGTTCTGTTCCCGTAAGAACTAAACCTTGGCTTTGTCCATCCGCATCACCTATATCTACTCTACCACCTGAATCTATAGTTGAAGTATTTAAAGTGCTTGTATTGACACTTGAAAAATTTACGTTTGCGGGTAAAACACCCCCCGGGCCAGCAGACGATATAGTATTCCCAGTAATCGTGATGTTCGTCCCCGCTAGAAGGGTCTCTTGGTACCCGCTAATATTAGAAGCGTTGATTTGCGTTGCATTTACGACTGACGCATTAAATTCGTTAGATAAGTTCATATTGGAAGCGTTAATCAGTTCCGATTTAAAAGATTGTATATATCCTGAACCGAAATCGCAATTTGAGCCGATAATTTCGCTGACATTCACAACATTACTACTATTTATAAATTCCGCAGTTACGCTGGAAAAATTAGCGTTGGCAGTAGTAGATATGGTATTACCCGTAATCGTGATGTTGTCTCCAGCCACAACTGTTTCTTGGTATCCTACTATATTAGAGGAATTAATGCTACTAAAATTAGCAACTCCGGATGTTTGCAATTCATCGCATTCAAAACGAAGTCGTCCGCCGGTGTGTATAAAGCGAGTGGTGGCTCCATTTCTAAAAAGGAAGGATGCTTCTGCGTCGTCTGCAGTATCGCTTATATTATATTGAAACGAGGTGATTGTACCGGTAGTGATACTATCTGTATCTAAAGCACTTGAAGATATATTAATAGTGTATACTTGGTCGGTATCTAACTCATCGCATTCAATTTCACCTGTAACCGCTACACCATTCCCGAACGATGCTTCGTCATTACAAGTAATAAAAGAAGTATTTAAAAAACTTGTATTGGTCGTCTGTGACGTTATAGTTGAAAAGTTAGCAATACTGGGTGGCGAAGAAGAGATAGTATTACCTGTAATCGTTATGTTATCTCCAGCCAATAAGGTCTGTTGGTATCCTTCTATAGAACCACCGACCGATAAACTACCGCCTACCGAGACATTTTCATCTGTGGATATATTTCTACTTTCCAAAATTCCAGCATTTTGTATCGTCCTTGTTTGTATTAAATTATTAGAATCCATAATTAATGCTCTATTGGTTGAGTTTGTATTTGTATTGAATACAATACTACCCGCATTATTTAAAATAGTAACGACACCACCATCTCGGTTCATCGTCATAGATAGGTCCGACGATGATTGGTCGCTTAAATTAAAACTGAATGTATTCACCGAATTAGAACGCAAATTAGAACTGTTGATTGAACTGAAATTTGCACTCGGAGTGGCGAAATTAGACGTAGCCGTGATAGTTTGTGTCGTGATTTCGTTTGCTGTTATATCCGACAAGATACAAGTAGAAGCGTTTAATTGGTTCGCAAAAGCAGTTGAAAAATTGCCGTTGGAAGAATTTATCGTGGTGAGGTCTAACTCATCTATCTCTATCGTTGAAGCGTTTATCGTGGAAGAGTTGATTGTCTTATTATTTATAGTATTTACATCCGCAGTTCCAGCGTTTAGTTGAAATGTGCTTATCGTGTTTGCTCCCGTAAGATTGCAATTAAACAGTTCAAGAGCAGTTGCTACATTAACTTGATTAAAGGTGGCGGTCGTGCCTCCTAATGTATCCGCAGTCAAAGAGTCTGCTTGTATATTCAACGTTTCAATTCCGTTGTTTCTTATTTCCAAACAAGGTTGATTTCCAACAAAATAATTAATAGATGAACTATTGCCGGTTGCCGATATATTGACTTCATAGCCTGAACTATTAAACGATTGTACGAAGTTGTTGCCGACTACTCCACTATATAAAACGATGTCGCCAGCGTGTTGTCCCGATTTACCTACATACAGATTATTAGACACGTTTAAACTATCTTGAAAATTACTGGTCTGACTTACGTTTAAAACCCCAAAGACATCTACAGTATTATCTACTTGTAAGCTGTTTAGATTGGCTTGACTATCTGAAGATAAGTAAGCAGATATTACATTATTTTCAACGGTAATATTGTCGCCCGGAACAAGGTTGCCTGTAGACAGGTTCAAATCATTCGCTGTTATGTTGCCTGTGATAGTAATATTCGCTACTGACAAATTATCAATTGATGACCTCGTAGAAGAGAGATTGACTAAACTTACATTCACCCCGCTCAAATTGGTGCTATCTACAAAACCTGTATCTACTTGCGTTATAAAGGCAATTCCATCCATAAAGGCGTCACCGCTCACGGATAAAGGAAAAAAGGCTGTCTCGTAACCGATGGCTAACCCTATATTGTTGATAGACGCTACTTCTTGGTCCTCTACCCGAAAGCTATTGTAAGTAGATGACGATTGGGCGTTCATAATTGTTTGGTCGTCGGCTACTTGGGCGAATGCATAGTCGGTCGCTCCCACATTTCCGTTAATAGATATCGCCATCCTATCGCTGTGTCCGTCGTTCCCTATAACGGCTCTGCCAATATTGGCTTGCCCTGCCGGTGACCCTTCTAGGATACTCAGACTGTTAAAATTTGCTTGGTCTGCTGCTATGTCCCCTGTATGTAAGTTCAAGTCACTGCCTCCGTCGTTATCTAATGTTTCGGTGATTTGAAACGTGCAACTATCAGGAAAGAGAAAAGTCCAAGTATCATCGTTTGAATTATTATCAATGAGAAGTTGAAAATATACGGTGGTTCCAGCAGATACAGCCGAGGTTCTATTACCTATGCGAGGAGATAATACACCCGACCGAGTTCCGCCGCCGTTGTGGTCACGCCATATTTGTTCTTGGCGACTGATGGTATTATCTACTCCGTTGTTGTAAATTAACCGTGCATTTACGCTATCTCCATTATAGCCTCCCATCTCGTAGGAAAAGGTAGCCGTACAATTTAAAATAGCAGACGGTCCAAACTTTGTGATATAAAATACCTTCATCATGTTCCTAGACGAACCCGGCGGAATATTGACATCTACTGTGCTAACAGTTCCCGGAACAATGGGTTTAATAATATTCCCACCTAAATATAATTGTGTATTAGTTAGAGACCTTGAATCTCCGCCACCTGTACCGTTCAAGGCACTGTAGACAGCTCCGCTTGTAATCAAGTCAGCACTATTTTGCGTCACGTTGGCAGTACTATTTACATTCAACAATTTATTCGTTAAGGTTAAATTAGTTCCAATACTTAAATCGGCTGTAGATAGATTACTTGCGTTGATTTGCGATGTATTTATTTCTGTAAAGTTTCCTATGGAAGGTAATATACCAGTCGCAGATATAACTGTTCCCGAAATGTTAATATTTGAGCCTGCGGTTAATGTTTCTTGGACGTTGGGTGCTGTTATAGAAACGGCCGATATGTTCGTAGCAGATACATTTACGGTAGACAGGTCTATAAAGGACTCTTTAAATGCAATTAATTGAGAGACATTCAAATAAGGTATAATATAGTCCGGCGGCAGATTGAGCTCGGAAGCGTTGATTGTACTTGTATTTAAAATATTCTGTGAGAATATATTGGCTTTTAAATGGCCGATTGATGCGGATGTTACTGATAAATTATTTATTGACACATTATCCATATTTAGGTTACTGCCTACATTTACCGTTTGTGTAGGAAAGGCTCCGCCTAATGGAGCTGACATTATATACTAAACAAATATAAAATTATTAATATAAAATTGAATTCAAAAATTGAATTAAAACTAAAACGACCTAATAATTGTGTAATGCCGACTTCTAAATATCAGACGATTTATAACTGGAAAATAAAAGGTGTAATCTACGACAATTACGACGAATTGTATGAGACATATATTAAAACAACGGAATGCGAACACTGTAAAACAGAATTTACAGAAAAGAACCGACGATGTATGGACCACGACCACGAAACTGGGTTGTTTAGAAAGATTGTTTGTAACCGATGTAATGTTAATGATACTTACATCAAGTACCCTAATGGTTTCACAGAACAAGATAGAAAAGAATATCACCAAGAATATTACCAAGCAAACAAAGAACAGATAAAAGAACAGATAAAAGAATATAACCAAAAAAACAAAGAACAGAGACAAGAATACTACCAAAAAAATAAACAAAAAATATCAGAACGGGAAAAAGAAAAAATAGAATGCGATTGTGGCTCTATTGTTCGCAGGTCAGTTATAGCAAGGCACAAACGTACAAAAAAACATAGTGACTACAAACTTAATAATTTGGTATGAATTTGTTCTATTATAAACAATAGATGTCCATTGAATTTTTTTGACAGAGTGCTAATTAAATCCTCATAGTTTGGCTCAATTCCTTCAATAGATAAATCAATACTATCGGTGATAGTGATATATTTTTTGTAGAACTCGTTTGCATCTTTGTCAGCTGAGGGCATAGATATCACTTTACACCCACAGGCTAAAGCTTTGTGAATTCTATGTGTTTCCAGAGCGTTCTCTTCGTAATAAGGAATATTTAATACCGTTGTGCATTGATGTAGTATATCTGTTAAACTTTCTGGGGCTTTATGTTTCCAATCAAAATCTATATAGAAGGTCAGGTTTGGATATTGTTCTTGTAGGTCTTGAATAATCTTTTCTCGTCGTTCGTTTTTTGAACCAATAAAGGCAATATCATATGGCCTCTCTTTTTTAATATCAAACTTCATGAACTCAAAAAAGAAGAAAGATAAGATTTTAATCTCAAACGTTTCTTTTAAATAATTAGCAGTTAAGGTGTTATAATCGCATACAATATTCTTTTTCATCAGGCTAATATAATATTTATTTTTCATAAATTGTGACTCTATTTGCTCTGAGTTCAAAACAACATATCCAAATGTGTTTCCGAGTCTAATTTGAACTTCTAATAATTGATAGGCTAGTTCATGGGCTCCTAAAACAATATATAAATCGTTTGGTTGAGGGTCAAAATTGGTTTCCAACGTCCATTTAAACTTTTGCGATAAGACGATTGCATTTTCGTTGAATATAGCGTGTCCGCTAATAATCTTAATTGACATATATATTTACTAAATATTTTAATTTTAACCCGATGGCTCAACAATCAACGTGATTTCTTTTTCTGTTTGTCTGCTTTAGTTTCTGCTTTTTTTCCTGCTTCTGGTTTAGGTTCTGTTGATGGTTCTTCTGCTGCTGGTCGCCGTGCTATAAGATACGTTTGATTCATGGGAATAGCTTGTGTTGCTTGAGCGAATGGCCGTCCCCGTTTTATGAAGCTTTCTGCCTCCGGAAAACCTCCGCCACCAGAGGCTATATTTTCTTTTACTAATCTCTCTGTTATAATAGGGTCAGGAGCTCTTACTGGTGTTGGTTTATCCTCCATAGACATAGATAACCTTTCGTCTGATTGACTCGGGAGCGGTTGTAAATTTCCCGCTGTTGGTCCGGCACGTCTTATTGCGGCTTGTCCTGCCATTTCTCCGGCAGAAGAAGATTGAGAAGTAGAGGATTGAGAAGTAGAACTTAATGGTGTAACCGGGTTCTCAATCGTTCGCTGGGATATACTATTTGGTTCGCCTATCTTGTTACTTGCGTGTAATATACTTGAAATCAAAGGCGTATAATCTATCTGCTGATTGGTAACAAATGTAGGTGCTAGATTCTGCAAATGGCTTGGAGGTGGCAACCCACCTCGTCCACTTGACTTTCTAGGTTTAGATTTAGAAGTCCCGACATTCACAGTAACCGTTTGACGTTGTGCTTGCTTTTGTTTTTGTTTTTGTGTAGGTTTGGGTTTTGCTCTTTTTTTTTTAGGCGGCATTATATATTATAGATGTGATTAATAATATATAACAATCTATGTTTTAGGGTCTGCTATAGTGACTTCATTAAACTTTTTAAAATACTTATAGCGATTGGTTTCTCTTAGACTCATATCTATCAAAAGAAAGCTAAATTTATCGTCGTTGTCAAACACAAAGTTCATAATTTGCTGCCAATTTTTTTTACTAAACGGCATCGTTTCAGAACATATTGATTCCATTTCCAATTGGTTCTTTGGTCTGAAACTGACAAAGTGTGTCATATTATTTCTTATTCCAGAAGGTAAGTCTTTAAACTTTTGGACTAATATAAACACGCTACAAAATAGATGCCTACGATTTTGTAATAAACTAACAAGTTGTTTTTCTGCTCCCGCTGTCTTACGTAGTTGTGCTCCAATATCGTCCAAAATCAATACTGTGTGTTCTTCTTCCTCTCGGTGTTTTTCAATCCTTTCAAATATTTCGTTCATCGTGGTGTTGTTAAATGTTTTAAATTTTTGTTCGCTATTCACATCTGCAAAGACATCTTTTTTTGCGGATTTACCAGCTCCTAATGTAGGAGAGCATATTAATATTTTGTCAAAGCATTTTCTGTAAGATTGCCTAATTCCATTTACTTTTTTCGCGGACATAATGCTTGTAAGTAGTGTCGTTTTTCCACTTCCCGAAGCACCGCTAATAATAAAATTGAATCCCGAGTTAGGTGGTAAAGGGTACGGTATATCAGGAGCTAAAGGTTTATCTAAATTGTTTGGCGTATTCATAATTTTAAGTCGCTTATTAGGGGTCTCTTTTATTTCAAGAGCCATTTATATATTATACGTTTAGAAAAAGGTAAATTGGTCTAGACAAAAACAATTGGCTCAATCGGTTCTGGTTCTAGTTTGGCCGCACGACGTATTTCCCTTGCTTTTTCTAATGCTTGTTTTTGTTTTTCGTTTGGAACTCTCTTAACGGGTTCTGGTTTAACGGGTTCAGGCTCGGGCTCTGCTTTAGGTTTGCGAGGTGCACGTTTCTTCGGCTTTACTGGTTCTGGCTTTGGCTTTACTGGTTCGGGTTCCGGCTCTGCTTTAGGTTCCGGCTCTGCTTTAGGTTTCTTGATATATTTCCTCTTCGGCTTTACTGGTACGGGTTCTGGTTCTGGCTCGGCTTCTGGTTCTGGCTCCGGCTTTGCTTTAGGTTTCTTGATATATTTCCTCTTCGGCTTTACGGCTTCTGGTTCCGGCTCTGGCTCTGGCTCAGGCTCAGGCTCGGCTTTAGCTTTAGGCTTACGAGCCGCCCGTTTCTTTACTGGTTTTGATTTTTCAAGTGGCTCAATTACTTCCTTTGTTTGGTCGGGTTCGCTTTCGGTATCGCTAAGTGTTTGCAAGTATGACATTCTATATGTATAGCATTAGAAAATATTTTCTCCTTAAATACATATGGACGAGGAGTTTAAAAAAAACATTCACAATAGTTACAACCTAATCAAGAGAGATACAGGAAATATACCATCTTCCGACGAGTTAACCGATACGAACAAAGGATTATGGGTAGAGCACGATGATAGTGATTATGCTAAAGTATTTAATGGATTGCTTGATTACACAAACGATGATGAAGAATT